GCGTAAGCGATCCGAACGTCGTTACTACTACGCGAGGGCTTGTAACCTCTTTAGAACGTAGTAAGACGAAGCATTATTTCGAACATACACTGAGAAAATTGCGATCCATAGTAAAAATTATAAACCCAAATAAGATACGAATATCTTACAAGGGTTTAATGCATAAAACCTATGAATCTGCAAAGATTCAGTGTAAGATATAAATATCTCATTCAGGAAAACAATTGTTATACAATTGTACCCCCACACGACCGCCGTGTGGTATCCTAACTCTCGAGAGAGTTTCTTCCGACTAGTTAACCTCATAGTAGAGTGATGTTTTAATTCCATCTCGAATTTTGCTTTAAGACCTGCCCCAAAAGTCTTAAGATACAGCAACTGGATCTCCATATACATACATAATTGGAGAACCAACAAATAAGCCTAACTGAAAATCTTCAGCAATGCTTACATATTTGTCAATACGCATGTCCTGTGTATCCGTACCGCTAGGAACGTCAATCATTAATTCATGAGCCATTTCTGTCTCAGCATAACGATTTACCTTTCTTGCTGGTAAGAATCTCTGTCCCCCAGTATAAAACCCAGTTTCATACTCTAGACAAGGATTAACAGTCATTGGAGTAACTGCTGTACCTCCTAATCCTGATGCCATTGCATCTAAACGATTAGAACGCATATTTCCTACGACACCAGTATACAGATGTTCGTCATCTCCATTAGCTTTGCCAAGAATATTATGGCGAGCTACAGAAAATGCACCCATTCTATTGGCTGAACCGATAGTGGTGACGATAGCTTTATGTCTCATTCCTCCCCTTCTGCAAGCGAATGCAGGGGTAAGAAAATTCAACAGCGTGGTACTACAAAAATTGTAACCTGCAGTCGCAGGCACAGAATTCGTAGCAGTATCCTGTCCATTAGTTTCCCATCCTCTGTAGAACGGAAAATCATGGACATCTAAAGCTATAGCACGATCTGATGTCGTAGTACCAAGTCCCCCAGGAAAATAACAATTATGATAGTTATACCTGCGAAGCATTTCCCTAAGCGAAACAATCCGTTCACCTTGATATACAAGATATTGATTGTTTTCTGGAATAGCTTCCCCAGCTGCAAATGAATCTACAGCTTCCACAACGGTTGGGGAGTTGGAAGTATCCTCTGCAGATGCCAAAGCGGCATCTGGAGCTGTTTCAGCCTGTTGGGCATGAATTGAGAGCAAGGATACATTTTTAGTTGTTGGAACAGCAACGGCGAAATCATCACCAGCAGCGACCCAGACTTGGATTTTCACATCAGCAGCAGTTAGAGATGGGGTTGCCAACTCATTTACTACATAAACTGTAATTGATCCATTGTCATATACGCCACCGCAGGTTACAGGATTTACATCATCGTAAATCGTGGATCCTGTGATAGTTCCTAGTCCAGCATTAAAAGCCCATGCACGAATGTCAGCCCACTTTACTTCATACTCAAAATCTCTATTTTCAGAAATGTCAATAACTGTAGAGTAAGTTTGGTTAAATGGAATGGCACCGGCTGGTGATGTAGCTGGATTATAGACAATACGAATACGTCCTCTATGATATTCAGAACACACAACATTAAATCGAAATTTAATAGAACCTTGCCAAGCCTCAAATGGTGTTGCGGCATAAGCAAGTGCTGTGGTGTGAACTTCAGAGACAGGAGCTGAAACGACAGTATCTCCATAAAGAGGAGCGACTATCATAGATGTGAGCATAGTATCCGTTGTTGCTGTTTCTGGCCAATCAAATTGTCTAAAATAAGACCATCTTTGTGCAATAGAGTTAATTGTTAACTCATCTTCACCCCCAAGACCCATCAATCTAGTATCTACACTTAATTCATTTTTAGAATCAAGCGTTAACTTAATTAGGGCTTCAGGAGCATCAGAGTTCGTCATATTTCCCATAACACGCGGAGTGTACGGTCTAATTTCGTCCAAAATCTGAGGGCGAGAATATCCAAAAATGCGGGCAACATCTCCAATTCTTGTGGAAATTAGAGAAGTAGCTTTCGCATATGGTGCCAACACTGGAATCATAGATAAAGCATCTGCAGCCGAAGCAATTGCCGACGCAGGTTTACTGATTAAACCTCCACTTGAAAACTCATCATTACCTGATGTGTTGGAAATGTGCTTCATCGATTTCTTCGATTTAGTATTAGCTTGTTTACTGTAAGGTTTAGGAAAACCATACTCATCAAGATCGGCTTCTTCAACCGCACCTTGAGCAGATGCAGTAGTAGGAACTGAAAGAGTAAGATTTTCTGCCCAGCAGAAAACAGTGATTGTAATGGGGTCTGTGCCCCCATTGGCATGTTGAAGAACATC